GCGCGCCGCGCAGATAGTCGCCGACAGGGCGACGACACTCGCCCCGCGACGTACGGGTCGACTGGCTGGGAACGTTCGGCCGGCGAAGCAGGTTCAGCGGGCGCGGATTATGGCGGGGTCGTCGGCGGTCCCGTATGCGGGTCCTATCCACTGGGGCTGGCCCGCCCGCCATATCGACGCGAACCCGTTCATATCGAACGCCGCCGTCGAAACACAGGACCAGTGGCTAACCGCGTATCTGGAAGATGTTCAGAAGGCGTTAGACACAGTCAGGGGTACGTAATGGCTTGGCAGACGTTACGCGTCCAGCTGAAAGGCGAAGACCCTGTAGTCGTCCAGACGAACGCGCGTGATTGGGCGGCGGTCGTTATCGACCCGAACAGCCCGAAAGCGCTGGACATGACTTTTCGTGTCGCCCATCACGCGATGCGGCGACTGAACATGACGAACGTTCCGCGTGATTACGACAGCTTCCTAGAAGTGTTGGACGCCATACCGGAAACGGTCGAAGAAGAAGACGCGCAACTGTTGGACCCTACCCAGACGGGTCGCTAGGGCGTACCGCTGTGGGCCTAGCGATTCGGACAGGCGTCCCGCCCGACGCATGGTTAGAAGACACACGCGCCCTAGTGACCGCCGTCGAAATCTTTAACGAAATTGACCGGAAGCGACGCAAGTCATGGCCGCGCCCGCCACCCTGAAAATCGACATCATCGCCGACGCCACGAAGGCGTTAAAGGCGATGGGAATGGTCGAAGAAAAAGCGGGGTCGTCGAAACTGTCGGGACTAGGCAAGACCGTGACGGGCGCGCTCGGGACCGCGGCGATAATCAGTTTCGGGAAAGCGTCCGTGACCGCCGCGCAAGAATCAGCGGTCGCGACCGCCCGACTAGACAGCGTGTTCGCGTCTATGGGCGACACGACAGGCGAAGCGTCGAAAGCCGCGCAGGATTACGCGTCGTCGCTGTCCGCGCGTATCGGCGTCGAAGACGAAGCGATAATGGCGGGACAGGCCCAGTTAGCGACGTTCGGCGCGGTATCCGACGCGACGGCGCGACAGGCCGGAATTTTCGACAGGGCGACACAGGCGGGCGCTGACCTGGCGGCGACAGGGTTCGGGTCTATCGAATCGAACGCCGTCGCGCTGGGCAAGGCGCTACAGGACCCGACAAAGGGAATGTCCGCGCTAGGTCGCTCGGGCGTCACGTTCACAGACGCCCAAAAAGAGTCGATAAAGCAGATGCAAAAATCGGGCGACCTGTTGGGCGCGCAGAAGGTCGTACTAGGCGCGGTCGAATCACAGGTGAAAGGGACCGCCGAAGCGACCGCGACGTCGACCGCGAAAATGGGCGTCAAGTTCGGCGAACTGCAAGAAACGATAGGCAACAAACTGCTACCCGTTATCGACAAAGTCGTCGGGTTCTTCACGAAGTACATGGACCTGCTCATACCGCTAGGCGGCGTCATTCTGGGCGTCGTCGTCGCCGTGAAGGCGTACGAACTGGCGTCGAACTTGGCGGCGGTCGCGCAGGGCGTGTGGAACGCCGCGCAGGTTGTCTTTAACGCGGTCATGGCGGCGAACCCGATAATGCTCGTCGTCCTGGCGATAGCCGCGCTGGTCGCCGCCGTCGTCATCGCCTACAACAAAGTCGGCTGGTTCCGCGACTTCGTCGACAAATCCTGGGACGCCGTCGTGAAGGCGTTCGACGTGTTGAAAGACGCGGCGGTCGCCGTGTTCAACTGGATAAAGGCGAACTGGCCGCTACTACTCGCGATTCTGACTGGCCCGTTCGGAATCGCCGTCGCCCTAATCGTTAGCAACTGGGACACGATAAAGGCGGGCGCGACCGCGGTCTGGGATTGGGTCAAGGGCAAGTTTGACGCGCTGGTTTCGTTCTTTCAGGGTTTGGGGTCGACCGTGGGCGCGGCTATCGGCGCGGTCGTCGACTGGATAAAAGCGCCGATACAGGCGGCGATAGACATGTACGACAAGGTCAAGGGAAAATTCGACGACCTGGTTTCGTTCCTGCGCGGGCTGGTCGACCAGATAGGCGGGGTCGTCGGGCGAATCGTCGCCGCCCTGAAAGCGCCGATAAACGCGTTTATCGACGGCTGGAACGCGCTTCACTTCACGGTCGGCGGCGGGTCCGTGTTCGGCGTCGACCTACCGAAAGTGACGATTGATACGCCGAACATTCCGCGACTCGCCCAGGGCGGGTCCGTGTTGCGAACAGGTCTGGCAGTGGTCCACGCGGGCGAACAGTTCAGCGGGGTAGGGCGGTCGTTCGGCGGACAGACGGTCATAAACGTTCACGTCACGACAACAGGTCTAGGCGCTGACTCGCCACAGATACAGCGCGCCGTCGTGAACGCCCTACGCGGACACGTCGCCCGAAACGGCGCGCTCGACTTCGCCGTCAGAACGGGGTCCTGAAATGCCCGTGTGGCGTCCTGGGGACGCGTGGCCCACGTCGACGCCTGGCGGCGCTGTATCGCCCCACTGGGGCGGCTACACGAAGCTGTACGTTCGCACAGCGATAGGCGCGGGGAACCCGTTTCATATGGGCGCACACAACTACGACCGACTGTCCGCCGGCAATGTGTTAGGCGGCGGCGTTCCCGCCCCAGCGGGCGACCTGTGGGTCGACATCGCCTGTGATGTTCGCGACATGGAAGTGATTACGGGCGCGACGACTTCGCAGGGCATTCTGTCGAAACCCGACGCGGGGACGCTGACCGTCACTATCGCTGACCCTGGCGGTATCTACGACCCGCTGAACACGGGCGGACCTTTCGCCTACGGCGGGCGGTCGCGGCTGGTTCCTGGGACGCCCGTCGAAGTGTTCGCCGAAGTCGTCGACGGCGACACAGCCGCCGTGTCGACACACTGGCTATTCACAGGGACCGCGGACAGCTGGCAACAGGATTGGACGCCGAAACCGTCGAACCGCGAAACGAAACTGATAGCCAGCGACGCGACGAAACAGTTCGCCCGACTAGACCGCCCCGAACAGGCGGCGACAGGCGCGGGCGACACGACAAAACAGCGCGTACACAGAATCGTCGATTTCTTCGGCTGGACAGGACCCGTCGTCGACCCGCCGACAGGTTCAGGAACGGCGACGCTACAAGCGACAACGCTCGCTCAGTCGGCGTGGGAACTGTTGAACCGCACACTGGACGACGAACTGGGGTACGTGCACGTCACCGCGAAAGGCGAACTTCGCTGGCTACCGCGTTCGACATGGTCGACGACCCCGCCGCCGTCAGTAACGCTGGGCTGTGATGTCGGCTACGACGTACTGATAGACGCGACCCCGTCAGCGATAGACCGACAAATGAGAAACGCCGTCTACGCGGCGCGGACAGGCGGCGTCGCCCAGTTCGCACAGTCGACCAGTTCGATAGACAAGTACGGACGCTACGACTACACGCGCACCGATTTAGGGCTAGCCGACGACACTCAAGCGGCGACCTGGGCGACGACACTGGTCACGCTGTACGCCTACCCACAGGTGACGCTGGACGATGTGACGATGCGACCCGACGTCGACCCGAAACCGTGGGCGGCGTGGAAGTCGGTCCTCGGGTTCACGCCGATAACGGACGTCGTCCGCGTTCACTGGTCGCCGCCCGACATACCGACTCATGTCGTCGACGTCGCTTCGCGCGTGTTCGGTATCGACCACAGGATTACACGCGCCGCGTGGGAAGTGAAATGGCAACTAGTCAACACTCGCCCCGCGGCGGCGGCGGGCGCGGTCTTCACTATGGGACCGCATCCACAAGACCGCCTAGACAGCAATTTCGTACTGACAGCCGCGTAAAGGGGAAGTGGAAAAATGCCTAATAAAACCTGGGCAGTAGGCGAAGAAGTCCTAGCGCCAGATTTCAACACGTACGTACAACAGCAAGTCATCGCGCAGTTCCCGACAGCCGCCGCCCGTAACACTGGCATCGCGTCGCCAGTCGGCGGACAGGCGTCGTATGTCGACGCGGGCGACGCGACAGAAGGTCCCGAATTTTGGAACGGGGTCGCCTGGCGTAAGGCGTGGTCTATGCCCTGGGGGACGGTCGCCTTCGTTGGCGGCAACAATCAATGGACCGGAATTACGAATATCGAACAGGCGATGATTAGTTCGCCAGCGTTTGCCGCGCCAGGAAACCGCCGTTACCGAATCACAGTTAACGGGACAATTAGCGGGACTGTTGCCGGTGACCAAGCGCGCTTCGCGGTTCGGCGCGATACGGGCGTCGCTGGAACTGCCGTACAGGTCGGCCCTGTTGTATCTATGCCCTTCACGAATGGTCTTTACGGCGGGTCATGGGTCGCCCATGACATACCGCCCGCCAATCCAACACAGGTCTACACACTGTGTCTAGCCCGTATCGGCGGGACGGGTGGCTTCGCCTGGCTGGGGACGACGTACACGAATTTTGTTCTGGTCGAAGATGTTGGCCCAGCCGGAAACCCGCTGTAACGAAAGGACACTTCCCGATATGAGCTATGCGACGATTTACAGGTCTGTACAGGACGCCGAACTACGGCCGCGTATTACCGCATGCGCGAAACAGGAAAACAGGGACACTAACGGCGCGATAGAAGAAGACATGTACTGGGCTGTGGCGGGCGCGGCTGACGTCGAAGCGGCGTACGCGTCCGCGCTGGCCGCAGGGAACGAACACCCTGGCGGCGACGAAGCGGTCATTACAGACCAGATGATTTTGTCGCACGTACAAGCGTTCACGCCGCCGCCGTGACCGACTTCGGCGACTTCGAACCAGACGACGCCGTCGACGCTGGCGACCACATGCCCCAGCAATACGGGACCGTCCGCTACCTGACCGAAATGGCCGACGTGTTACGCGCCGCAGGACTCGCCGTCGAAGAAACCGACGACTGGCAATACCGCGCCCGCAGTTCGGGTGGCTACGCGGACGGTCGCCCGTGGGCTGTCATGTGGCACCACACAGCCAGCCAAACCACGCCAGAAAACGACGTGAATTACATCGTCTACGGCTGTCCCGACGCGCCCGTCGCGAACCTGTACTTAGACCGCGACGGCGTCGTCTGGGTCTGTGCCGGCGGGGCGACGAACACGAACGGGAAAGGCGGGCCGTACACCGTGTCACGCGGAACGGTCCCGTTAGACCGAATGAACGAATACGCCGTCAGTATCGAAATGGCGAACAGTGGCGTCGGCGAACCGTGGCCGCAGGTTCAGATAGACGCCGCGTTTCGTGTGTCACTCGCCCTGACTGACTGGCTACGGCTAGACCCGACAGACGCCCTAGGACACTACGACTGGACGCCAGGCCGAAAGATAGACCCAGCGACCGCCGACGCCGTCGAAGGACCTTGGCGACCCCGCAGCGTCAACACGTCTGGAACATGGAACATCGCCGACCTACACGCCGAACTAGTCCGCCGCCACACAACCAGCCCGCCGCCCACGAAGGACGAAGACAACATGTATCTAGCCACACTTTCAGACGGGACCGTCGTCATCTGTGGGTCAGCTGTACGACCCGTGTCAGGCGACGAAATCGCCCCAGGTGGACCGTACGCGAACCTGGTTCGCTACGTACCAGACCCCGCGTCGTACTGGCACCTGTGGCTACGCGCCGCCGCCAGCGAATACGCCGAACGTATGGGAATGTGAACGCGGTCGACTGGTCGAACCTGAACGTCGCCGCCGCGTTCATACTGGGCGCGATTCTGGCGACCGTCGCCACGATTCGCATTGTCCGCGCTGTGTCGGCGACGATGCGCGAAGAACGCCGAAAGGACCGCGACGGCTAGCCGTTACGCCCTGTCACTTCGCGCAGCATCGCCGCTGTCTGGTCACGCCACACGAACAGCGCCGCCAGCGCGGACACAGGAACTTTCCCAGAAGGTTTCGCTAGCTGTTCGACGACAGGTAACACGATGTCGTCCACAGACCACGGGCCAACATGACGCGGGGCTGTGTCGGATTCGTGGTTCACGACGTCGACCGCCTGGCGCGGCTGGGGCGTCGACCCGCCGCCTACCCTGTCGAAATAGTTGACCGTCCACGGCTTTTTGGTCGCGTCGGGATGCGTGTTGCGAATGTGCGCTGACGGGTTACGAACCACAGCGGGACACAGCCGACAGGCGTACTCGTAGTCGCGAGTCGAACGCCACTCGCGCGGGTTATAGACGTCGGCGTGCTCGGCGTCGTAGTGGCGTCGCAACACGACAGGCGTCGCGAAGACCCCGTGTGTCGGGTCGAACTTACAAACGTGCTGGGTTACTGACATCGTCGCTGTCTTCCTGTCGTAATGCGCGCGCGGCGCGGGCCTGTATCAATCGTTCGGCTAACAGCATTCGCCGATAATCGGATTTCGTTGGGGCGGCGTCAGCGAACGAACTGTCGAACGCGTGGCGATAGTTGTCGTCGTACACGTACTGGCGACCCCACAGTTCGCCCGTCGTCGGGTCTAACGCGTCGCGACGTTCGGTCCCGCAGCGGTCGCACCGTAGCCAGACAGGCGTCCCGCCTTTAGTCGAAACCCTGTCGGCGTCGACGACGTCCCAGGCGTGACCCAGCGACCGACACAACAGAA